CTTCATCAATCACATTCAGAAGGTAATAGGCACCTTCTAATTCACTGATTAATCTTGCTATAGTGACATCATCAATCTCTTGAACGTTCCACTTGGGTTTGAAATTCTTTTTCAAGTTCTCTTGCAATTTGGTCATACTTACGATTTTGAATCCAAGTGGTGATAAAATTATTGGGATGATACTTTACCATCCAAAAAAATCTTTCAGTATTGACTTTCATAATCTTGAAGACCAAAGTCAAATATGTTGCGATATTTTCATCAATGATCATCATATAACCTACTACACCAACTATGATGAGTAGAACGGAGTTAAATGGTGTCATTTTCTCAGAGTTTTTAAGTGTTCTAATATAATTTCACGAACATACATAAGTTCGTGAAAACACTTTTGTTCGTGCGCGTGTTGTCTGAGTTCACTATCTGGTTTCAGGACACTTTCGGTAAAAAGAGAAACTGCCCTGTCCCATTTTTCAGATTCATTTGGTTCGTTCATTGTTTTCAACTTGAATGGGACAAGTAGGAGTATTTATGCCCCAAATCCAGAGATCTTTTTACTTTTTTTGTCTTTGACGATTATAACATCTAAAAAATCTGGAATCTGACAATTTTGATACCAATACACCTGGACCTCATCCCAGTATTTAAAAGAAGTTGTTTTTCCGTTTTTCAGGACAATTTCATAGGTATGGCGGTCATAAGGTTTGTCACAAGTCTGCTGAAAGACTTTCATCACGAAAAATGCCCCTCAAGTGAAGAAGCGGACTTTTGTTTACGTGGAGTCTGTTTGAGTTTTTTGGTAATGTACTCCTTAGCAAGGTCATAAGTTTTAGTAGTGTAGACCTGCTTTCCCTCACAGATAATTACAAATTGACTTCCACAAGGAACAGCAGCCCACTTACCATCTTTAGTTACATAACCGTCTGGATTTCCGTGTACGGGATCCAGTTTTCCACGATTGGGAATTATTGGGAGATTCATCGGTTGTGGGGAACAGTTACGTTTACAATACGGGCATTCGGATTTCGTGCTTTCACAACGTCCTGTGCCTCACGGGGACTGTTGGCATAGACCTGTTCGCTCAGGCGATGATTGCCAGCGACAAAGATAACTTCGTATTTCATTAGGAGTTGTTGGTTGAATGAATGTATTATAGCAGAAAGGTCAGCGCCTGACAATGCTGACGGCAACGTCGCCCTGCTGGAAGATGATATCCACCACGTTCTGGACCTTCTGTGCGGTGCTCGTAGATGCCTTGTCAAAGGTCGGGCAGACCACCAGACCATAGGATTTGGTGTAGGACTCTAGAGCACCCGCCTGAAGGGCACCAGAGCGGATTCCAGCGGCATCTGCGGGGTGCAGACGCAGCGTCCGACCGACCGTTTGACCGATGCCCACGATGTCCATAGAACGCATGAACACAACCGCTTCCAGAGCAGAGATGTTAATGCCTTCTGCCAGAATGCTATGGTGAAGAACCACAAACTTCTTGTCGGCATCCTTACCCCACTCATTCAGAGTGTCAAAGAACACCTCACGGTTGACTTTCTGACCGTCAATAAAGGCACCGTGCTTGGCAGTAATGTGCATCACGGAATAACCTTCTTCTGCCAGTTGTTCGGCAAAGTCAGTTTCAGACAGAAGTTGAATAATATTCTTGGTAGTCTTGGCACAGATCAGGATTTTATCCACAGAGTTTGAGTAATCAATCAGACCCTCAGTTACAGTAACCTGCTTGGGATTAAGGATAAGGTCAAGTAGATACTCACAGTCCCGTTGGGCAATGTCCTCACCCTTGACCGAAAGTCGCATCTGCTTGCAAATTACCTTAGGAGGAATGATATAACCATTCTGCACCAGTTGAGGAGCAGGAACCTTAGCGATGATGCTACCGTAAACCTCAGTATCATTCATACCAGGTTTGGAGACCGTAGCAGAATACTTAGGAGTTGCGGTGAAGAAATAGCAGCGTTCTGCCTCACCAGCAAAGTGCTCTACGGCAGGGAAGAAGTCACGACGAACAGAGTTGTGTGCCTCATCGAAGTAAATGGTATCTACCTGAATGTCTGCCTGCTGAAGACGCTGAAGAGAATTATAAGTCGTGAAAATCAGTTGATGCTTGTAGGCACGACGCGACCAGTTGTGAATTACATCAGGATTGGTGCTGCTGAAGTGGTGCGTCTCACCACTATGAACGTGAAGAACAGCAGCGTTAGTGATAAACTCAAGATATTCAGAAGACAACTGCTCGGCAAGCAGAATGCGAGGAGAGACCACCACAACGGTCTTAGGAGCATCAGACTTGAATTGCTCCATAGCGTCAAAGATACCCACGTTGGTCTTGCCGCCGCCAGTGGGGAACACTACAATACCTTTGCTGTGCTGCTGGAGAGAGTCCAGAGCAGTCTGTTGGTGAGGACGGAGTTGAGTCATCTGTCTCATAACGATAGGAATATTATAACAGCAAAAAGGGGGTCCTGGAACCCCCTTGTGACAGTTTGAAAAGTGGTTAGGACTTATGCTGCAGTTGTGGTTAAAATTCCGGCGTTACTAACAATTAATCTATACCTAGTTCCATTTGGAGATGTAAGAACTAATCCCTGAGATTGATTCTCTCCAACATTTAAATCTCCCATAAATCCAGATTCACCAACAACACTAAAAATTAAACTTGCGTCAATACTCTGTGTAGTTCCAATTCCAACTGAACCATCACCAGATACAAAAAATGTATCGTTACCAGTTGAAGTTTGAATTAAGTAGTTTGAAGAATTAGTTCCAATTAATAACTGCCCAGTATTTGTTAATGATGATTCAAGGTCATTGAAAGTTGATATTCCAGTAAGTGCATTGACATTTCCAGTTAAATTACCAGTTACATTGCCAGTTACATTTCCATTTATTGATCCGCTACTAAGAATTAAATTTCCAGTGGTGAGAGTTATGTTTCCACCAAAAGTAGAATTGTTTGTAGCTCTAAAACTACCAATAACTTCTAAAGTATTTGATGGATTTGTAATTCCAATACCAAGTCTTCCACCATATGTTAAAGTCATCAAAGGATTTGATGAATCTGGGGCATAAATCCAGTTAAAATTGCCAGTTCCTATGCCAGAAGCACCATAATGAAGATAATAATTTAAATTTCCAGTATCATAGTTAACAATATCTAGTGTTTTTGTAGTGCTATAAAGATATGATCCAGAGGTATTTCCAAATTTAAGACCTCCAGTATTCCCTGTTGGACTTAAACTTCTACCTAGTGTAATTGTAGATTCAGTTGCGGCAGTAACATGTAAACTTGTACTAGATGACCCTACAACATGAATAGCAGAATATGGAGAATTTGTTCCTACACCAATTGCTGCAGATCTAAGTCTCGTAGAAACTGTTGAAACTCCAATGTCTGAAGTATTCGAAGCAATGTGATCTATACTCACTCTAGCATTGGGAATTAGATCTATCGCTGTTGTAGCAATTCCAACTAAATTACCTTTAAATGTACCTAACGCTGTAATAATTCCAGTAACTTGGAAGTTATTTGGAATTTTTGAATTCTCGAGAACAGGAAGTCTATCATTTGAAATAGTTCCTGTTAAATATCCAGCATCTAAATCTCCAGAGAAACTTGTGGCAGCAATTCCACCAGTTGATACAATGTCTCCTGTTATTGCATTAAAAGAAATACCCTCAGTAGAGTCAGGATCTCCAATTTGAAGAGAATATTGTGGATTTGTGGTGCCTATACCAACTTTAAATATTGTTGAAATAGAAGAATTTCCACTATCTACATACCATCCATCAACAGCGATTGCGTATATACTGGTTAAACCTGCAGCACTACCATAAAATGTTGAGGCATATGCTGGTCCAGAAACTTTTAAAGATTGAGTTATCGATAAAATTCCTACAGTTGCTATTCCAGAATAAAAAGTAGTTACCGTTGTATGCCCAACAATTTTTACAGCATCAGTATCTTGTACGCTTCTAACATCTAAAAAAGCTTGAGGAATACTCGTTCCTATACCAACTAGACCATTTTGATTTACAATGAAATTATCATCATCAACTTGGACGCCATTTCTAAGATTAAATGACTTTCTTATATTCGCCATTTTACATACGATTTTTAGTTATTTATTTGAGATATATCTCAGTATCTTTCTTAACATCAAGGAACAGAAATTTCATATCCTCTTCTGAATAATTATAGGCTTCATGAACATAATCCATTACCTCAAAGACTTGGGGTTTTCCTTCCACCCACAAAACTTTTTCTCCTTTCCACATCATATAGCATAAATCTTGATTTGGAGTTTTTAAAGGAATCTGAATTCGTTTATACTCTTCAATGTATATGTTTAAATCTTTATGAGGACCATGTTCAGTATTATTTTGAAAAACTAAATAACCACAAAATAAAATTTCTGGATTAGATAAAATTTCATATACTTTTTCATCCAAAAGAGACCTTCTAATTACAGGAGATATGATACTTAATTTCAAAGGACAAAATAAAAGAGGTTTTGTAGGTACTCCTAAAGAACTTGGTTCCTTTTTCAAATAAAAATTTTTATTTTTAACCCATTCATAAAGATATTTTAAATCGTCTTTTGTAATCATACCAAATTAAACTTTAGTAAATAAAGCCAAAACATCATTATCACTCAAATTAATTTCATAATTTTTATTTGGATTAAGTTTAGAATAATCATATCTTTTAAATTTTTTATCATTCACTACTGGATTTCCATTAAAACATATTAAAAAAGATTTTGTGTCGGATACAATTAATTTTTTTTCATCTAAATTAATTAATCTAGATTTCCATTTTACATTTTTATCATAAGTATTAAATCCGATTAAATGAAAATCTTCTAAAGCATGAAAAATAACTTCATCATAAAAATAATCTTGAACATCAATAATTTTTTTTTCACATAGATTTAAGTAATTCGAATCAAATAATCTTCCAAATTTTCCAGATCCATATATCAAATAATAAAAAGAAGTAAATCTTTCATTATAATGTTCTGCTAATACATACCCCTGTTCACCAATATTTACACATATACTAAATTCATCACATTCTCTGTGAAATCTTTTACACTTAGGACTACTCATATTACAACTCCAGTTTTTTCATATTTTGATTATCGAATATAATTTCTTTGTAATCCATTGATAAAATTTTATCTAAATTATCAAAAATATTAGTAGAATAAGTTTTTTCTGTGTTTGAATTAGATTCTAAAGATTTTTCTTCTTCGAGTTGTTTTATAATTATATCTTTACCACACATTATAAGACTATGAACAAAAAATTCATATTCACTAAAGTCTAATTTATCACAACTAACTGCATACGATGGATACTTATCAATAGATTTTGGTGCATTTTGACGGCAGAACCTAACAATCACTAAGTTTTCTTCTGGTTTATAATCTACAATTTTACAAATAAAATTCATTTTTTGTTATTTATTTATGTTGGGGTAGTATTGCCAACAATAGAACCAATTACTACACCAAAATTAGAGAGTGATGTGCCAGTTCCTCCTGGAGCAATTGCAATTGAATATCCAAGAGATCCTCCTAAACCACCTGCTTGGTTGGCAGTGGATCCTCCGATATCTCCGTTGCCAATTTGACCACCGGCGCCGCCGGCTCCTGCCTCATTTCCACCCAATCCACGAGCACCTGCTACTCGATAACTTCCCGAAGATCCATTTGAACCATTTGTTCCTCTCCCAAAAGCATTTTGGAGAGCAATTCCACCTCTTGAAAATGGATACCCAGCTCCTCCACCTCCTCCACCACCAGTAGAAAGTGAGTCAACAGCTCTTTTTTTACCAACTCTAACATTTCTACGCCTATATGCTCCAGCTCCACCTCCACCAGCTCCACACTGAATATATCCATAATTTACAATTTCAGTAGGATAATCAATTCCTATTGCACTAGTTCCATTTGATCCAGACCCAGCCCTGGCTCCAGAATTAACACCGTTCCCTCCATCACCACCAGCACCATATACCTGCCCCAAAGTTCCTATCTCAAACTTTACTGTTGTTAAAGCATTTGAATTATTATCTCTCCAATCTCCAGTTCTTATAGCACAATTAGTGATAGCTCCTGGAGCAGATCCAATAAAAGTATTTAAATTGATAAGTAATCTAATATTTTGTGGATTAGATGGTCTTCCTTTAAATCCACCAATTACAACAATGTTAGACGTATTTAAATCATATGTAGATCTTGCGTTTAATCTTACGGTTCCAGCTGGAATTGATGCATAATCAACGACAACATTAAGACGCTTATTGTAAAAACTGCTAAATCCGATAGGTCCTGATTGTGGAATACCAACATCTAAAGGTAAATTATTAAGAGAACCTACGGTTTGATTTATTCTATATGCACCAAGTCCTTGAATATTAAAAATACTATTAGGTCCAAATTCATTACGAATATCTGTAAATCTTATTGGTCCTGATGAAGGCGTAGGCATTTTTTTATTCTATTTATATTTTTTCCAATATTTTTCATGCATATAACCATGAGAATAAGAAAGATACTCTTCTTTTAAGACTAATATAATATCGCCAGAAATTCCCAATCGCTCACCATTAAAATTATCAGAAATCGATTTCGTTGAATGGGAAAGTTTACTGGGAAATAGTATCATGTTTCCTTCATTGGGATGCATATAGAAAATTTCACAATTTAAATCATTATATTCTTTTACCATATTTAATTCTTCATCTTCACAATCATCATTGAATAATCCAGAAAAAACAGCATTTGGAGTATTATCATTTGAAAATTGAATCATATGAGAATCTTTTGGTACATTCAAATAATATATGAAAGAAAAATGACTTGGTGAATGTATATGCCAAGGAATTTCTTGATTAGAACCCTGTGATCTAGATAACCAAGTTTTCATGATAACAATGTCAAATATATCTTTAGTTAATAAAACATTTTGTAAATAATTTTTAACATGACCACATATTTCCCCAAAAAGAGGATCTAGATCGGGTTCCAAATGGATAAATGGATTACCTACATTTTCACTTGTAGTATATACTGATTTGGTTTTTTCATTTATTTGATCATACTCGAATTTTTCATATATTTTATCATAAAACATTTTCTTGTATTTTAAATGATTTTCAATTTCCCCAACATAAATTGTAGTTGGAAAAATATTAAGATATTCAAATTTCATACTTTAGTTATTTTAATTTTTTTAATTCTTCAATTTCTGCTTTAAGTTCTTTAATCGCTTCAATTAGAAGTGGTACTATTTTATCATATTTTACAGTTAAATATTCATCACTTGCTGGACAAGGAACAACAGCTTCGGGAAGAACTTTTTGAACTTGTTGAGCAGATACTCCAACGTGAGTTATGGATGAATCAAATCCAAGTGAACGTCCAACTTCGTTAAAATTATAAGTAAATCCAGAAATATTCATTACTTTATCTAGAGCGTTTTCAAGTAATTGAATATTTTCTTTAAGTCTTTCATCAGAAGCGAACGCAACAACATCATTAGTCGCTATAAGATCTCCAGTTACTATAACTCCACCAGATCCCCCATAAGTATTATCGTTTGTTGTTTCTAGTTTATTAGAATTATCATAATAAAGTTGTACTGCACCATCGGCAGTGGCAATAATCATACTTTCACCTGTATATTTCTGAATATTGACAGCAGCGTTTCCACGTATATTTAAAGCACCTGTTCCACGATCATCAATATAACTATTAGAACCATCATGATAAATGTCTAAGTCACTACCATTTCCAAAATATAAATGGTCACTATCATCAAATCTTAAGTTACTAGTTAAGATAACACCTCCATTAAAAGTTGCTTCTCCAGTTACATTTAAAGTAGAACCAAAATCTACAGATCCATCAACATTTAAGTTTCCACTAACATTTAGATTCTTACCAATTCCGACTCCACCTGATACGATTAAAGAACCAGATGTTGTTGAATTTGATTCGGTAGGATCTGTAATTTTTGTAACTTTACTAATAGTTGTAAGAGCTTTAATTCTTACATCTTGATTGAAAGTTACCGGACCATCAAACTGAGATAGAATAGTTCCAGAAACACCACCCTCAACTACAAGTCTTTCTTTAATTGAAACTTCGTCAAATACCACACTCAACTTACCACCACTCTCACCAGTTACAGTTGGAGTTGGAATATCATAAGAAACAACTTCTCCACTTGCCGCAACTGTTTTAGTGTTTCCATTAAAGAAATCACCATTATTATTCATACCAGTATAAACTACAACTCCACAAGATCTTTCTTGTGCTTGTGAGAAGAATTGCTCTTCTTCAGAAAGTGTCTTAACCTGAACTTGAGGAAGACCAGTTGAGTAGTTTCCTGGACCATATCCAAGATATTCAAAGGTGTGCCCCGAAGCACGAACAATTGAAGGTCTGCGAAATTCAACTGCAAGTGGATTAATTTTACGAATCAGAGAATTTATCGCATGATTTTCTTGAACTGTTCCGAATATACCACGAATAATTGTTGCCGAAGATCCATCACTGATGCTAGCAACTCTCATTATCTCATTACCTATCTGGATATAAGAACCAAGTGGCAATCTTTGTGCAGTTCCAATACCAGTATAAGTGGCAAAGTTAAGAGTAGTTCCGGAAGTTAAAGCAGATGTAAGTCTAAATCTTTCACCATCATAAAAAGTAACTTGTCTTGTTCCAATATTTTCAGATGTGCGGTCAGAAACACCCTCATTTGAAGACATACCATGCTTCAGAATCCATCCATTAGCAGCAGAAAGGGATTGATTCGTAATCGCAGTGAATGAAGTTACACTTACTACATCGCTTACAAGATAATCTCCAAGATTATTATTACTCGAATCAGTTACACGGAATCTATTTCCAGAAACAAGACCGTGCGCTGTAGTTGTTACAAAGGTTGTAGTCTTAGTTGATGCAGTGTAATTTGATGTAGTGATTTGAATTGAAGGTCCAATCACAAAAGCATATTGAGCGTTTGTGATTGTTGGATCTCCAGTGGTTCTGGCAATTGAAATAGTTGTAGATGAGGGAACCGAAGTAATGCGGTGATAAGCATCAGATGTAGTTCCTGCTCCCGTAAATTGAACTACATCACCAATATTTGTAGAAATTCCTGCTGCTGTGATTGTATATCTCGCAACTCCGTTTCCAGCACCAATTATGCTTTCATCAAAGTACAATCCATCGGCAGAATATCCAGATCCTGGAGATACAATTTCAGATAATGAGACAGCACCACTACCATCAACGACAACTCTTGCAGTCGCTCCGTTCCAAGATCCTGACGAACCTCCAGTTAAGAGTTTGACATTCTGATATGTTCCTGGATTATAACCAGCTCCTTGTGTTAGCGACCCAGTTACAATTCCAGAGAAACCATGAAATCTTGGGAAAGTAATTGTAGCAGAACTCGGTGAAGATGAAACTAAAGAAATTGTCAGACCGACTCCAACTTCTTTGAGTGTTAAATCTGCAGTTTCTCTAGTAATACTCTTCTTAAGATCGTTTGTTATGACTCCGCCAAGTGGAGCACGTTTTGCATATGTTTTTGCTGCTGGTGGATTTGAACTTGCGTTGTCTCTATCTAATTGAGGATAAAGATCTGCTGGAACTTGTCCGAACTTGAGATTTGTAAATTGTTCTTGAACTTGATTGTTTGAGTTTAAAACATAGAGATGATAGATTCCATCCTGCTTATTTTCAATGTACGGAGAAATAACCTCATTTCTATAAACAAACAAATTACCAAGCCAATCATTCTTCTCAAAACGTGGAAGACTTGTTGTTCTGTCAGATGTATTACTTGAGAATGTTCCTGGATTCCTAACTCTTCCATCTGTATCTGTTGTAGAATACTGGAATGTATTTGCATTTGTAACTCCAGTAACTGAAAATCTTCCGTTATATCCAGAATTTGCAGTACCAACAGTATTATTATTACTCTTCACATTATTGACAATTATGATATCACCAACTTCCAGATTATGAGGTTTTTCAGCAATTGCGGTAATTGTACCGGAACTTACTGAACAGGTTGAAATAAATCTTGTATTCTTATTGTAATTATAATCAGTTCTCCCAATACTAGTTCTTGTAGCATCAGTATCATTTACAAATCCAGTACTGCTACTTTCCTGAATAATAAATCCAACTTCTGGATCTTTAGCATTTGAAAGTTCTTTTGGTACTACGACTCTAAACTTATAGAGTTTCTCATCCAAACTTCTTTCATCGGAGATTCTTTTGACGAAAGTAACGTCGGTTGTTTCGCCATATGTTGCAGTTCCGCCAGCAAGAAGTGCATTATAAATTTCATTACTAGAATTTACATGAATAAACCAGTTACTATTAGCGGGATCGAATTGAATGGGTGAACCAAGTTCTCCAGCATTTTTATCAGAAACCCGACTTAAAATGCTAAGATTTGTTCCTCCCGAAACAGTAATTGCCTGATTTGTAAGAGAGTTACCAAAAGAAGATGCAAGTCTAATAGTATTATTGTCTCCAGCATTAATCACGTAATAAGTTTCATGAGCATCAATATTTTCTGGAAGATCTCCAACGTCACTTATAATTTTAACTTTCTCACCAGTTAAGAGATTGTTTGATCCAATTACAAATGATGTTGTAAGTCCACTTGAAGGTGATGTTGTGGCAGTATATAACTTAACAGAACTTGTAGTTCCTGAGGCAGCGGTAAATCCAGTCTCACTAATTTCATTATTACACATGTAGATAGTCGCAGAGTATGTAACTCCTGCACCCACAAAATGCAATTTATCATCCAGTCTTGCACCAATTCTGTATCCTTGAGTGATTGCAGATGGTGGATTGTCAATTGTATTATAACCATAAAGATATAGATGTTTGGTGGTTCCTTCAGCAATAGATACTGATGTTGTCAATCCAACGTCGATTGAAACCCAATCAATTTGTTCTTCTGTTTCATCAACTGCTCTCGGTGGAATAATTGATGTAATAAATGCTTTGTTATCTTTTTCAAATGCTTCCTTTTTAAATCCAGAAGAGTTTAGTGAGATCTGACCAAAGTTTGAGTTAGAGTTTGTAATTGATGCATCACCACCACTTTCTGCGTCAAAGTGCTTATTAAATCCAATCGCAAACACAGAAACAATCTGAATAAAAGCATCATTCGTGACTTTAATGTGAGAAGTCTCCCATCCTTGACGATAGATTGCTTCAGAATCTAGATGGTAAACTTTTGCCGAGTCTGTTTGAGAAGCACCCTGAGGAAGAGTCGATCCATAAACTGAAGTATAAGGTACGACTTGATATGATCTCGATGACTTATCATATTTTGCAAATGCACGGTCATCTTTTTGTAGAGATACAGCAGTAAACTGAGCGACAACTGTACTTCTAAATCCTGATGCCTTACTTCCATCAGCATGAAGTCCATTCATACCCCATACTGAACGTAGAGAGCAGTTGAAGATATAAGGAGAAGCACCAGAAACTGTATCAGTCTCTACAGTAACTGTTGATCCAGAAGAAGTAGGACTTGGATCGATTGTTGGATATGACTCTAGTGCGGGAAGAAGATATGTGAAAGTTGTAGGACTTGTTACGGTCTGAACTGTTGTTGAAAGATTATACTTATCTGCAAATGGCTCACTCGATGCACCCACATCTTTAATCTTAATTGGTGTTCCAACATTTAATCCATGTTCCGTAGCGGTTGTTACTGTAACAACCGAGGTAGCTACAAAACCATTTCCAGAAACAATTGTGCTGATTTCAATTGGGTCAGATGCAAAAGCTCCAACAATTTCCCATTCAGGATTTCTCTTCGCAAATCCATCAGAATTAGATGGGAACTTTTGATCAATATCACGATAAGTATTATAAGCATTTGAGACCTTGCTATAATACATATCAAGATCAGTCAGACCATAATTTCCAACTCGATTTACACCATCACAAAACTCAAAGCAAGTAAGTTTATGGTGAGAGAAATTTGGTGTTGACTGATAAACTTCTCCAAAATTGTCCGGATTTGTATAAACTAATCCACTGGAATCTCCATCAAAAAGTGAGAACTGCCAGAAATAACAGGCACCGGTGATTCTAAAAATTGCTGCCTTATCAACTACAGAATCAGTTGGGTTAGGAACATACTTTGGACGAATCTTAGTCTTTCTTAAGTCAAGACCAACAATAGAAGTTCCTCTAGGTACTACAACACCACCATAAAAACTGTTAAACTTGTAGAGAATATTGTCTTCCTGATTTAAATCAAAGTTGGAATCTAGTCCAAGTGAAAATACAGTTGATGCTACGGATTCTGATCCTGCACGACTAACTGCTTTTGCTCCTCCATTATTATAAATTGCCCAACCAGGACGGTTATCAACTACATGTTCTCCTGGAAATAGAAGAATCGTAGTTTTTTCAGTTAAATCGTTGTTGCTTCCCCTTACATACGAAAATCTTGCTGCTTCTAAAAGTGCTCTCTGAATTGTTTTAAAAGGGCGAGCAAGTGAATTACCTTGATTTTCAATACTGTCTGTGGAATCAAGGTCGTTTGGATTTACATAAAGAATACGACCTTCAGTATTCTTAATGAAATTGTCTAACTTATTCAGAGGCATTGTATTACGACTTCTAAATTATTTCTATGCTTTATTTATGAAGTCAAATCTTCCTCATCAAAAAGATATTCCATATCTGGGGGCATATCCTCTGGGTTTTCTAGGTCCATCATAAACAGGCAAGGATGTGCCTCCTCGTCTATAAGATAGAAAGAGTTCTTATATAAATCTTCTGGTTCAAATGTCCTGTATTTATCTGCTGTTTTACAGAGTTCTTGGTCGTATAAGTGCCCTTCTGGGAGCTCATCAAAGGTAAAGGGAATCTCGTTGATGAAGTACATTTTCACAATCATACTACCATTATTGTACCAGCAGTATGCGTGAGTGATTTTGTACTTATAAGACATTTGGTTATTGTTGATATCTTATATTTATTTTTTATTTTTACCCCTATAAGTATCAGTCTGTGCATGACAGTTGGGGCACAGGATACGAAGATTCTCTAAACGATTATCGTGATGATTGCCGTTTATGTGGTCTAACTCTATAGGTGCGGGTTTTCCATTCCATTCGGTTATACCACAGCACTCACACTTATGTTCTTTAAGACCTTCTGTTATTAGTCTTTTTCTTAAACTATTTGAGGTGACTCTTCTATTCTCTTGTAGATAGTAATCAATAGGTCTTTTTGGCGGAAGCTTTTGACCTTTATTCCAAGCTTGTCCGTGAAAATGGTCTATAGTTAAACTTAATGTTTTAACTCTTTCCTTGGCACATTCATAATTACCACCTGCTTCTTTTAATCCAAGTCTGTTTAATACTTGTCTAAAACTTGTTGATAATTTTACCGCTTCAATAAATTGCTCATCAGTATAATTTTTTGCTTTTGCCATAACAGTAGTCTAAATGTATAGTTATTTATATACCTTTTCCGTTATTTTAAGTGCGAGTAGCCAGGGTCGAACTGGCACGAGCATACGCTCAACAGATTTTCATACCACTATAGTTTTCACTACCCTTTCGGTTTGTGGTCTGGACTATACCTTCACCATACCTTTCGGTTTAGGTGTTCCCCGTCTAGTCTCTACACCTTCATCTTACGATGCTTGGCTCGGTATTGCCATTTTACAGGTTTCACCGAATTTGAGGAATTACACTCATAAGGTTTCCCAAATGAGGCTCAATTTTCTAAGTCTGGTGTGTCTACCGATTCCACCATACTCGCTTGTATGAGACCATTATAACTCAGAAAGTCATAAAGGTCAAGTGCTCCTTGTCGGGATCGAACCGACCTTAGCCGAATTATGAGTTCGGAGCTTTCTCCAGAGAGCTAAAGGAGCGATGGGAATACTGGGAGTTGAACCCAGACTAAGCCCTTATAAGGAGCCCGCTCTAACCATTAAGCTATACTCCCAAAAACTCAACAACCTTCTTCGTGATCGGTGTGTATTCGTATAATCTCGTCGTCGGCAGGAACCATCACTGCCGCTTTTCCATCTTCACCGACAATTCCTATGTGCTCACCATTTTCGACTCTTTCAAGGAGTTCGTCAAATTGTTCTTGAAATTGTTCCACAGTAAAAACTTCCATTTGTCAAAGGGGATCAGAATACGCAAGGCAATCATCACTTACCTGAGCACGAACCACTTCCAGCACATTCATAAACTGGTCCACACTCTCACATTCCACAACACGCTCTCCACCCTCATTAGAATACAGGTAGAACTTACGGGCAAGCGTATCAACAACACAGCGGGTCAGAACTTCTTCGGCAGGCATCAGGCGTTTCGTTTGATTACCTAGGTATTATAGGGCATCAGGGGGGTGGTGTCAAGGGGTCTTGGGAATCAAATTCGTCTTGACGCTCCTTTGCCGACTTGATGGGTGCGGCAAGAACTATGTCCTCTTTTGTTCCTGAAAGTTCTCCGCCTTGTGAGGTAATTCTTTCTACCTCTAGTGCGACTATTTCATCAATCGCAATTCTGCATCTATTATATACTGCATTTTCAATCCATTCTTGTGTATCATAAGAAACATAAGCGAGTGCTTTTTCTTGTGCTTCTGTAAGTGTAATTATATGGTCCATAACTATATGTAAATTATTTTTGAATATTTATCCATTAAAAATTATTGACATAAAAGATTGAGAAGCAAGAGTGGAAGCTGGTGATGTTCCATTATGGCTTAAACTAACATGTACTGTATCATTTTGAGTAAGTTTAACTGATACTGTTGCATTGCAAGTTTGGAACCCATTACTAATTACCCCATATGGGTTTTGTAAATAAACCAAATTAAGATTATTATAAATGTCTGCATTATTGACTATAATCTTAAAATACATGTATCCTGCATTTGTTATCTGCAATCTAGCAACCATAGAAAAAGTATATACTCCTGTTATGGGTACAGTAAAGTTATTATTTGAAGTATTCCAAGTTAATCCACGAGAATCAACTACTGAATTATAAGGAAATTTTTGACCGGAAGTAAAAGATGTGTCAGAAGATTGAGTTACGAAAACAAATGGTTGATTAGGAAGACTCACCCTGCCACTAGAATCTATGGCAAGAGCAGTATTTCCGGTAGTACTTTTAATGAAGTTTGCTTGAACTTCACCTACATTTAAGATACTCATAAGTTTTCTGGTTTTGGATATTTATTTTTCACTTCGTCAATTACTGTTTTCCAACCATCATAACCTTGATGATATAAAATATCTAGTTGGTCTTGAATTGAAGGATAAGCAACGGCACGATCTCTTTGATACTGATTGTATTCATATTCTGCTTGAAGTCTTTCTATTTCTGCTTGGAGTTCTTCTTTTGTTGGTGGGGGAAATTCGTTTTCATTAGACCAAACTAATGTATCATAATCTAAATTGGAAATAGAAAAATAACAGTTTGGAACAAGAGAATTAATTGCCTCTATCAAAAAATTTGATTTCATCCTACTACCTCATAAATTATAAAAGAACTTGTTGATCCCATATCATTATTAGATCTATTATTATAGTAAGTCCCATAATTGGTACTATCCCAAGTGTTTCTGAAAAAAGGAGTATAAGTTACATTACTGACAGTATTTGGCAAATCATAATCCATAATGGTTTTTGCCATTTGTACACCATAACTACTACCCTCATAATAAATATAAGTAAAATTAGTTCCTCCAGCAGCAAGTCCAGCATTAATATTTGCGGTTGCCTTTCCAATTCTTGTTCCATTTCTTTTAAATCCAAATCCCAAAACAAAATTTGTAGTTGTCACAATATTGGCAACTAAAATAAATTTACTATTCGTACTAGTTGGAGTTAATGTAATTGATAATCCAGTTAGATCACTATCAACTAAACCATCTTGAAAAAAATCTTGAGTTGTATCAACAGTTTGATATACATTAATTACATTTCCAGTATTATTTACTAATGGTTTTCCGGCAACCGTTGTGATTGTATCAGTTCTTAAAGTACTCATTCTTCTGTTATCTCAGGTTTAGGATACTTTGCTTTCACGGCAAGACACGCATTTATATATGTCTGTATTTGTTCTTGGTCATTTTTCGCAATACCATCAAGATAATCTTTAAAATCTGGATATTCTGCTGCTCTGAGGCGTTGATATTCGGTATTGTCCCACTCTCTTTGAAGTCTTATTATTTCTGTGTCTACCTCTTCTTTTGTGGGTTTCTTTTGACCACCTTCCCATACTGGTTTTTCTAACCATTCTATACCTTCATAACAATTTCCTCGTACTAAAAATTGTGCATTAGGTCTTAAGGATAAAACTGCAGATGAAATATCAGTACTAAACTTTTTAAGAATATCCAACTCAATCATGCTGACACCTCCATTATAGTAAATCCAGATTTTTGTCCAAATCCTGAAGTAGTAAGTCTTAATGGTACAACCTCATAAGACGCAGCAAGAAGATTGAATGTTAGTAAAGTTCCTGCCGGAGATGTTGAAGTATAAACTACAGGTCTACTATGTAGTGCTTGCCCCACTATTACCCTTCCAAAACTATCAATAGCCCCACTGGTTTGTGCCCAAGAATCTCCATTTATTCCATCTACACCAAGTATTCTTGTAGTTGATCCTGAAATTGTTACAGAATATCCAATACTTGATCTACCATACCTAAAGTCACCACCTAACGATACTCCAGACCATCCAGTAAAAAATCCATCTAAAACATATCTACTATTATTGGCAATTGCAGTAACATTTAAACTATAATATACTTGATAAGATCTGAGAACAGTCACATCAAATTGTGACGTATCCTCTCCATATACAACTTGAAGAATACTTCCAGTACTACCAAGTATTGTCTTCCCCGCAACTGTCTGAATTGTATTAGTTTTTAAAGTACTCATATTTTATCTCAAATAATAATCCAATTACCACCCGAACCTATAGTCACAGTGACTCCACTATTTATTGTGATTGGTCCAACACTCATTTCATTATAAGATGAGGTAATTGTATAATCTGCTGCAATTGTTGGACCAGTTCTAAAAAATGGAACATCACTGGCAGTAATAGTTCCATTTACATCCAAAGTAGATGATGGATTAGTTTTTTTAATTCCCAATCTATCATTAGTTATATCGGCAAATGCAATATCATCAGAAACAAAATTACCAGTACTTCTAGTTTTTCCCATTTCAGTTTAGATCTTTATTTTTTATATTTATTTACCCTCTTCTAAAACATTCATTGGTGATGGTAGAGGAGTGATTTGTGCTGCCACTATTCCCTGCTGCAATCCATTTATATAAAGTTGTTGATTTTGTTGATTTGCTTTCACCACTTCATTGCGGAATGATTCAACTGCTGCTCCAGTTTGATTGGATTTTTGAGCAATCTCTACTGCCATAATAGGCATCCAAGTAACGGCACAACCCCATTCATCAACTGGTTCTCCAGTATTTGGATTGGTTCCTCGCATTTGAGTATACCAAGAACATTTAAGTCCTATACAGTCTTTTTTAATAAGGGGGCAGAAATCCCCAGGTTTCATTTTTGCCATAGTTAAAAATTATATTATAGCAGAATTAATTCTTAGAAGCAATAATTAAGTCAACATATTGAACCGCAAAGTCCATTGCGGTTCCAGTAAATCCGTGATTGTGGGGTTGGCTGCCACCAGTTGCATTAATGTCATTTCTATAAGGATAGACTCCAGCTCCACCAAAACTATTAATGTTAGTTCCCCCATCGATACTCATATATCGTCCAAAAGTTGTGTGAGTATGGCTCGGAATCTGATCAATAGTCAAAGTATGATTGTTAACGTCACCAGTAGGAGTTCTGGAAGTAAAAACACTTGTAAATGCAGTAGTACCACCAGAACTTGCAGACCCACTAACAACTCTTAGTGCTTTATTGTCGTGAGTTGTTTGTTTGGTCCATCCAGTTGGTGCTGCTGTCTGTTGAAACAACATCAAGGTTCCTGATGGTATACCGGAATCACCAGATACTGACAACCAAGCACCAGCATCTCTAATATAAGTAGGCATAATATTATAATACTATCTTCTTTTCATATTTAGTCATAATCCAAGCAGTCCTTTAAGTTCTTCAACGGTTAACCCAGATTGTTGTAATTTCTCTAATGGAGTTAATACTGGAGGTGGAGGAAGTTCCTCTAGTACCCAACCATCATTCCAAGTTAATTTATAACCTTCTGTAACTTCTGGTGGAACTTCTTTAGTAGAGTTCTCTGGTGCTTCGAGTGGATTATCATTTTCTATGACTTCTCGTGTTTCAGTGGAATAATAAGTACCTCTTTTGTCCTCAATAATATCCCAAGAAGTTTCATTAAAGATTTGTATTTGATTTGACTCACAAGTTGGTGGTTCGATATCGGTTGCGTGAGCGGGAATTAAGAATACTCCGGGTTCTAATGGAGATGGGTCTGCTTCGCATTCGCAATAAAAATACTTATAATCAGGATGGTAATGATAGATTTTCATAGTCTTTATTAGTATTTAATACAGGGAAGAAGTGCTAAGTATGGTGGAAGATTTGCATTGGTTGCTGATGCACCTTCTGCAGATGTTGTAAAATTGTGTTGGTGCCTAATTGATGCACCACTAGTAGTAATAGTACTTGAAGGATATCTATTACCACCAGGTAATGGTTTTGGAAATCCACTACCACCAGATTGGTCATATTCAATTGTTACTTGGTGACTATGATCTGGACTATCATTACCTGTGGTTCCAGTATGACTGTGAGAAACCAAAGTGGCATCAGCACTGCCACCGGTCGCTGCTAAAGCATAAAGACTTTCAGAACCAACTGCGAATTTGTTTCTTAAGTCCGGAAGATTGAAAGATGCTCCACTTCCCCCAAAAGTATAACCAATTGCCGCAAATAATGTGGCATAAGTTGTTGTGGATAATGAGGCACCATTTGCCTTTAAGTATCCCGTAGGGGCAGCAGAGGCAGCATAGTAAATGACAGTTCCTGCCGGAGTATTACCACCAGTAGTACCACCACTAGTATCATACCAAATGTCACCATCACACACTCCCGTTGGTTCTGCAGTTTGAATAAACCTTCTACCATAAGCATTACTGGTTGATCCAATGCCAATATTACTACCATTTGTGACTGAAATTGGATTTGCACAACCATATCCAGTTTGAGTTACAGTAATATTTGATGCTGCGGTAACTGTAATATTTGCGGTTCCTGCAGATGGACTCGTTGCGGTGACTGATGTACCGACAAAATTAACGGTTGTAATTCCAAGTTCAGTTCCTACAGTAGAACCCTCTTCTTGAATGGTAATGCCAGTAATTCCACTTGAAGTACCCTGAATACCTTGAGTACCTTGAAGACCTGCAACATAATTTCCAAGATCATAGACAACCACTTCTATAATATCATTTAGACTTGCTCCAGTAGAAAGAACTACTGTAGTCCCATTAGTTGCGGTATATTCGGTTGTATCCAAATGAGAACCATTTAGATATACTTGAATATAATTGGGAGTATATGTAACATTAAAAGTAGTTTGCCCTGAAGTTGCAGTAAATCTGGTGCGAGTAATTGTAGATGGTGTAGCTGCTTCTACAACACCTGCAATTCCTTGAATACCTTGAATACCTTGAGTACCTTGAGTACCTTGAAGTCCTTGATTACCAGTTCCAGAGATTCCTTGAACGCCTTGTTCTCCCTTAATTCCCTGAATACCTTGAGCACCTGCACCACCAACAGTCCCAGAAATTCCTTGAATACCTTGTTGACCTTGAGTACCTTGTTGACCTTGAGTACCTTGAAGTCCTTGATTACCAGTTCCAGAGATTCCTTGAGTACCTTGTTGACCTTGAGTGCCTTGTTGACCTTGAGTACCTTGAAGTCCTTGATTACCAGTTCCAGAGATTCCTTGAACACCCTGTTGACCCTGAGTACCCTGTTGACCTTGAGTACCCTGTTGACCTTGAGTACCCTGTGTACCCTGTGTACCCTGTGTACCTTGAATTCCTTGACGACCTTGAATACCTTGAGCACCAATAGTCCCAGAGATTCCTTGAATACCTTGAGTTCCCTGAGTACCCTGTTGACCTTGAGTACCCTGTTGACCTTGAGTACCCTGTTGACCTTGAGTACCCTGTTGACCTTGAGTGCCTTGAATACCCTGTCTACCTTGAATACCTTGAGCACCAATAGTTCCAGAGATTCCTTGAATACCCTGTTGACCCTGAGTACCCTGAATTCCCTGAGTACCTTGTTGCCCTTGAGTACCCTGTTGACCTTGAGTTCCTTGAGTTCCTTGAATACCCTGACGACCTTGAATACCTTGAGTACCCTGTGTACCCTGTGTACCCTGTGTACCTTGAATTCCTTGACGACCTTGAATACCTTGAACACCAGCAGCAAATGGGGGCGTCCAAGAAACTCCAGCACCAGTTGAAATTAGAACAGACCCAGCAGTTCCTACATTATTATAAACATCCTTTAAAGATGAATCTAATTCAATCTGTCCAACAAAAGTAGAAATTCCTGTGAAATTAGAAGTCCCACCAACATTTAAATTTAATTCAATTCCAACTCCTCCTTGAGTGACAATTGAACCAGTATCTTTATTATTAGATTGAGTTGTATCATTTACAAATACCGCATCATTAATTTGTGTTGTACCAGCAGTTGAATCTAGGATTAAATTTCCAGATACTGTACTGACAGTATTTGCATCAAGTTTAATATTATCAAAGGTTCCTACACCAGTAACATTTAAGTTGTTAATATTAACTTGAGAACTAAATGTTGAAACTCCTGATGCATTTATTCTGTTTAAAGTTGTTGATTGATATACTTGTAGATTTTCAGTTGTAGTTAGTCCAGTGACTCCTAAATCATTATCAACATTAACTTTTCCTTTAAATGTTGAAACTCCACTTACATATAAATTTGTTACATCAATAGCACCAATAAATTTTGCGGCAGTCACAATACCAGTGAAAAAAGCACTAGTGCCAGTTAAAAGACCGAGTGTTGTGACACCAGTAACTAAAAGATTACGAGTTGTTGATGTTCCAGATACAGCAAGAGTTGAGGTAGTCGTAACTCCAGTAACTCTAAGAAGATTGATTTCAGTTTGTCCAGTAAATTTTGAAATCCCTAAAACGTCTAATAATACCGTTGGTTGTGTACTTCCAATTCCAATTCTATTATTAGTGTAATCAAAATAAAAATTACTTGCGCCTTCAACTAATCCAGTACCACCATGATATTGAACTTGTCCAATTGTTCCACCAGCTCCTGCCTGTATGGTTTCTTGATTTACCCAAGTAATTCCACCACTATTATTTTTTACAAAAATTTGATTTGTAGTTCCCGGTTGATTAAAGTAATCATAAATTGTTCCTCTTAATCTTAAATCACCGTTCAAATCGAGTTCTTGAGTTGGATTTACTGTTCCAATTCCAACAGAACCTACTCCTGTTGTTGTAATTACAGTTCCACCAGCACCGACATTAAGTTTATCTCCAGCACTTAGTAGTCCTGTTGCAGTATCAAATGTTAATTTTGTAGAGGTTGAAAATTCATCAGCATTATTAAATATAATTTCTCCAGTATTTCCTGGAGCAAATACAGTAATGGTAACAGCAATTCCAGGTAGTGCTCCTCCAGTACCAGAAGCACTAATTGCAGCACCTACAAAATTAAGTTGTGTTGTACTACTTGGACCCCCTACAAGAATATCTTCATCAAAAATACTGAGAGATCCAGGAATTATACCTCCACCAATTGGAACCCAATATCTTTCACCGGGATTTCCCTCAACAGAAACAATTTGATACTGTTGCCCAGAAGGTGGAGTTTCTCCAGGAGAGACAGGATCTCCTAAATTTGGCTCTGCATCACCAACAGACAAATATCTATATCTATCTTCAGGTAATTTAGATTGTGGAGTTTTTTTAGAACGACCCGATAAAAATCTTGGCATAATTATCCAACACTATTTTCAAGAATACTACAAATAAACTCCATTTGAAGAGGTGCAACCAATCCACCTTCCACATATGTATGAGCAATTCCAACAACAACACCAGAATTAGTTACGAATGTTTTTGATGTTCCAACACTTCCAATAATTGAATCAATTGTAAATGATTGTTGTGGAGATGGGAATATAGAAGTTGTGAGTCCAAATGATCCACTACATGTAAATGCTAATCCACTCATCGTGACCTGATCACCAGCGATGAATCCATGAGCGACTCCTGTAGTTACCGTCGTAACTCCACTGATATTATCATATTGACAATTAGCAACAGTTACAATTCCACTTTGGACTCCTTCAATTATTATTGAATCTGTAATTGTAGCAGTTCTCTCTAAAACTAGTCTACCATCAATAATAATTAAAGAGTCATTTGGTGGAATTTCTGCTTCTTTAATAACTCTTATATTTCTTGCATTCCCTGAAGTTCTTGCTGATGTACTTTTTCTACGATGTGTAAACGTTATCGTTGGGTAGGTATTTACACCAACGTTTGCCACCTGCGCGTAAAGAACAATCGCAGAAACTCCCACAGGAGTTGTATATACAGTCTGTTCTCCCGGTGCTACTGGAACTGCAATTGTAAGAAATTTATTAAGTGGAGCGACTGCCATATCTTATCTCAACGCAAGTATTAATGGGGTAACTTCTGCCTGTATTGCTTTACTAAAATCTCTTCCTCTAATTGTTGCACTAGGTTGATTAATTTGGAACCCTTGACCGATATCAAAATTTCCCTTTTGATCTGTACTTGTAAATGGGATTTGAGCTCCATCTAAAGCAACAATTTCATTTTCTTTGATTGGAACAGCACCTCGAAAAGGTGTTGATGTATTTATATTGACACCAGTACCAATATATTCAAATGAGTGTGAACTTGTCAAGATACGACTAATTCGTTTTAGAGAAATTTCTTCTCCACCAAACAACTCATAAGGAATAAATTGATTAAATGTAATTGTAGTAATTCCAGTAACTGAAGTCGTTTGAGTTGCGGTATCAACAGTATAGTATATTGGTTCTGTAACAATTGTTGCTGCTGCTCCCACCAAATCCCCACCATCAATAAAGACTTCTAAATTTTGTGTGGGTAAATAATTTCTTCCACTATTAACAACATCAATTGAGACAATAGATCCCGTTATTTCATCAATTGTTGGACTTACTTCTGCGATAATTCCTTGAGGACCTTTTGGTTGTTGAGTTTGGTCGTTAACATCACGAATAATAACTGTCGGTGGAGATGCCGCACTAAATCCAGATCCACCATTCGTGACAGTAATTGACTGCACCTGAACCATTGGTTGTTGCAATATTCCAGATCCTTGAGCGTCTGGATAATTATCTAAATTAATTTTAAAGAAAAGTGCCTGCCCGTCATAAGGTCTTCTTACATTATTAAAAACGTCTTTTACATTAGCAAAAGTAACAGTATCACTTCCAGCATCTACTCCTGGTTGAGTTCTCGTGGGTGGATAAGTACTTACAATTCCTGTAAATTCGGTTGAACCTAATCCGACAGCAACTAATCCAAAATTACCAAAAGAAGAATTGGAGTTTGTTAAGTCACAAGAACCTCCACTCGCAGCATAAATTGCAATATCACAGTTAATTGTAAAAATAGAAACTAATTGAGCATACCCATTATTTGTGATAGAAACCCCGATTCCATTTTCATTATACTGAGTAAAAGAATCACATACCATACATTTAAGGTCATTACCAATATTATTAATTGGGTCATTAACAGTTGCGTGATTTCCGTCAATCTTCATGCCCGTACTATTAGACATAAAGTTAGTACAGTTACGAATATATGGACTTCTCCACCTTCCAGTAGGACCTTCATTTGTTGGTCCTGCTGCAATAAACCCAGAAACTGCATAATCTGAAGGATTTATAGGTGGAAACGCAACAGCGCCACATCCAGTGTGAGCAACAGAAATATTAGAACCTGCAAAGTTCAAGTTTTCAATTAAACATCCTCTTCTCACATGAAATACATCTTTGGTTACATTGGTCGGAACAATCGTCACCAATCTTAAATCTTGCCCAGAAACTGAAACATCTGTACGAAGACCGATGGGGTTGTTTTCATAATAAACACCAGAACGAACAAAAATTGTATCTCCTTCCTGAGCGATTGATGCCGCGGCCCCAACTGTTCTCTTTGCATCACCCTCTAAGTATCCAGTATTTGAGTCATTTCCATCCATCGTAACCCAAATAGCATTTTGTGTCTGAACTCCCGGTGGTCTCCAAGAAACTCCTGTCCCCACAGAAGAAAGACGATAATCAAATTTTCCAGTTGCCGTACTATTATTGATATCAATTAAGGATGAATTTAATTCAACAGTATTTTGAAATACTGATGTACCATCAACATCTAAGGTACTATTAAGAGTTGTAGCACCATCTACATCTAAAGTTGAATTTAAAGT